GTTTCCATCAATAAGTATAATTGTTTCTTGAGGGTTAATTATTTTATCAAATAAATTAAAACAACAAAATAGTAATAGTAAAATATCAGCTTGTTTATTAACACAACAAAATTTACATAACAATATAAAATTTGATTTTAGAGATGTTTCTGATAATAACATATCAAGTAGAATTGTATTTTTAAAATATAGTTATGTAGCAGAAATATCAAACAATAACACATATTTATTTAACAATTTATCTAATGTTTCAATAAATAATACAACAAAAGATATTAGTCAAAATTTGGCGACAATAACACCAAATGATATATCAAATACACAAAATTATGTTCAAACATTAAATTTTTATACACAAAAACATAAAAATAAACATGAAAGATTGGATTATTATAATTTTAAATTGCAAGATTTTTTATATAAACACTCAAATTCACAAAAATTTGCAGATGATTTAATTGATAGTTCTACAAATCAATATGAAGGAGATATTTGTTTTAATGATTTAATTTATGAATTAAACTTTAATGATTTAAGTTTCACTGATATAGATACTACTTCAATAAATAAAATTGATGATACATTTAAGACTATTTATTATAAAAATATTGATCTATCATACAATAAACTAGAGAGTTCATTCAATAATATTGATGATAATTTATATTTATTCAACAAAAAAGATGTTATTTCCACTTTTACATTTAATTTAAAAGATAATAGTAATACAATAATAGATTATAATAGTTCAGATTTATCTAATAATATAGAATTTTTTTTAATCAATAAATTTGATTTTACAGATTTTAGAAATCCTAGTTTTGGTAAAATATCATTTGCTGATAAACTAGCTACAATGAACTGTAGAGTTTTAAATTATAATAATAACTTTTTTGATAATAATTTTTCAGATAATACTGATAAGATTTTTTTAGCATTAGGAAATGGTATTTGTGGTTTAACACAAAAAAACTTCTCAGAAAATGTTAAGTTGTATATAGCTAATGTAAATGATAATCTAGAAAATGATAGAATATTTTTCACAAAAAAATCAAATATTAATTTTAGTAATGCTGAAGAAAATTATGAAAATTATTTGAGCGATAATAGTAAAAACTATTTATTTAACCAAGAGTTCAAAATAGATTATACAAATTTTTTTATTATTAGAAATACATCTACATTATCTAGTAAAAATTTTAACTTTGAAATATCTAATATAGTAGAAGAAAATATTTTTTTACAATTATTTTTATTTATTGAAACATTTAATAATATGGAGTTAGTAAATAATAAACATCCAGATTATTTATTTGGATCATATAATCCATCAAATCCCTCAGATCAAGTAAATTTATCTTTTTCTAGCTTTAATTATTTAACACAACATTTAAAAATAAAATGTATTGATGAAAAACCAGACGTATCTCCATTAATATTAAATGACAATAATAACCCTATATTAAATTATAATGATAGTATAAAATATGATTTTACAAATAATTCACAAGGTGACGCTTTTTTTACTACTTATAATATAAATTTATTATTTGATAATAGTTCAGCAAGTATTATTGATAATGTAAATTTTTCCAATAGTTTAATAAATTTTTTTGGTAAAGAAACTAATTCTTTGTTTTTAATGAATTTTTATAAAATTACTGTACAAAATTTTATAGATAATGATGCAGAAGCAAATCCAATTGGTAGCGATGATCCATTTAGAGAATTTACTGGTTGTATATTAATTTATCATGACCCTGATAGTCAAAATACAAGACCTGAATTTAAATATCCATTTAATAATATTGAAGTAACTATTGATGAAGAAGGACAACGTGATACAACGTCAGGTAAAATTATTTTAAATGATAATACATCCCTAAATTCAAGAACAAATACTGTTTATATTCCAAAAAGAAATGGAAGTAATTATTCACGAAAACAAATAGTAGGTTTAGTAGGTTTAGGTAATGAATCTATTGGAAAATTATTAGGAATTCAACCCTATGATGAAGATTTTATAATTGGTAGAGGATTTAATAATCAATTTCAAATAAATGATACATGTTTAACAGAAAAAGATTTAATAAATAGAAAAATAAATTCACAAAAATATGAATCAAAAAAAACTGGTTTACAATTTACCCAAAAACAAAATTTTGCAAATATAGTTAAAAATTCTAGACGTTCTAGAGTAACAAATTTAACTAATGAATGTACAACAAATAATAATATTCCTAATTCTATATCTGAAGTAACAACTCCATTTAAATTTTTTAAAACAAATAGAGGCAATTATTTACGTTCTGGCAGATAATTTATTTTTAATAAAAATTTATTTTTTATTTTTGTTAAAATTGAAAAAATTTTAAGAAAAATTGTTTAAACTTAATTATATATTTTATATAAAATAAATGAATATAAATCAAGATGATAAAAAAAGTACAGAAAAAATACTACAAAAAAATAAAAGCTTTAAGTTATATGATTACAATGTTTATGATGTTGATTTAAATTATAATAAAAAATCTAATTGTTATCAAGATAATAAAGTTTTTATGATACAAGCATTTGGTATCAATAGTCAAGGCAAAACCGCATCTATTAAAATTGAAAATTTTAATCCATATTTTTACATTAAAGTAGATGATGATTGGAATGATCAACGGAAAAATATTTTCACAGCTAACTTCTTAAAAAAAAGAATTGGAAATTATTATGAAAATAGCATAATTGAAACAAAATTAGTTAAACGGCAAAAACTATATGGTTTTGATAACAAAAAATTACATAATTTTATTAAAATTAGTTTTAGTAATCAAGCGGCATATAATCGTATGAAAAAAATATTTTATCAAGATGAAACTATTGATGGAATTTTTGAAAGAACTTTACGAGAAGAGGGTATACCATATCGAGATGATATAGGTTTAACCCAGTTATTTTTATATGAAGCAGATATACCTCCAGTATTAAAATTCTTTCATGATAGGGAAATTAGTCCAAGTGGATGGGTGTTATTACCTGCATCTAAAAGTAGAACTAACTCAAAAAAATCAACACATTGCTATTATGATTTTAATATAAATTTTAATGATATAATTCCTCTTAAAAAAAAAGAAGATTTAGTTAAATATAATATTTGTAGTTTTGATATTGAAGCAAGTAGTAGTCATGGTGATTTTCCATTAGCAATTAAAAACTATAAAAAATTAGCAAAAAATATTCTTGAAAACTATCATAATCAAGATGAAATTAATCAAAAAAAATACGATAAAGATCAATTAAAACGAGAAATTTTTACAGCATTTAAATTTGATAATTTAAATTATATTGATGAAGTTTATCCTAAAATAAAATCATATAGTTTAAGTCAAATAGAAAATTTGTATGAAAATTTAGTTAGATATCAACCTGCATCAGACAATAAATCAAATAAAAAAGATGAATTTATTGAAGTTGAAGCGACTTTTAGTGATTCTGATAATGACTTAGATAATGATTTAAATAATGATAATAATCAGCAAGATAATGAAGTAGTCTCAACATTTAAAAAATCAGTAAAAAGAGTAAAAAAATATACAAAAAAAGATGCTTCAATATTAGATGTTATTAAAGATGATACGTGTGAGTATGAAACAAAATTAAATGAATTGACAAAGGCTTTTCATGTAACAGGATTTCCTGAATTAGAAGGTGATTGTGTTACATTTATTGGATGTTCATTTATAAATTATACAGAATCACAGCCATATTATCGTGTTATTATTGTTAAAGGTGGATGTCAAATACCTGAAAAATATTTAAATTGGGTACAAGAAAATAATGTGGTTGTTATAGAAAAAAAAACAGAACGAGAAGTTTTGTTGACATTTACTAAATTAATTAAAACAGAAAATCCGCATATTATTACTGGATATAATATTACAGGTTTTGATTTTGATTTCATGGTAGACAGAGCCAAGGAGTTAAAGTGTTTAGAAGAGTTTTTAAAACTTTCTAGAAATAAAGATGAGGTTTGTTTAAAAAAAGATTGGAAGACAGGTGATGAAGATATAGAAACAAATAAAATAGTCTTAGCAAGTGGTGAATATAATTTAAGATTTCCAAAAATGCCTGGACGAATTATTATTGATATGTGTGTTATTTTTAGAAAAGAATATACATTGAGTTCTAATAAATTAGATTATGTGTCATCATATTTTATTAGTGATAGTGTAAAAAAAATAGAATTAAATCAAGAAAAACAAACAACAAAAATTTATAGCAAAAATTTAACCGGTATTAATTCAGGAACATTTGTCAAATTTGAAGAAATTGGATTTAGTAATACTAGTTATAAAAAAGGCAAAAAATTTGAAATTATTGAAATCGATCGACAAGAATCTAGTTTTATAATTGACAGCTATGAAGATCTTGATTTAGAAAAATCAAAATTTAATTGGGGACTAGCAAAAGATGACGTATCCCCCCAAGAAATATTTAAATTAGCAAATGGTAATGATTTTGATAGATGGACTGTTGGTAAATATTGCTTAGCAGATTGTGATAATGTAATTTGGCTTTTGTTAAAAGTAGATGTAATTACTGACAAAGTAGAGATGTCTAATCTTTGTGATGTTCCATTAAGTTTCTTACTGTTAAGAGGTCAAGGTATTAAATTACAAAGTTTTGTTTCTAAAAAATGTGGTGAAAAAAATACATTAATGCCTGTTATAAAAAAAACTAAAACAGGTGCAGGATATGAGGGAGCACATGTATTTGAACCAAAAACAGGTGTTTATTTAGATGATCCTGTTGCATGTGTTGATTATAGTTCTCTTTATCCTTCATCTATAATTAGCGAAAATTTATCACACGATAGTAAAGTATGGACAAAAGAATTTGATTTATCTGGAAATTTGATTGAAACATGGGGTGAAATAAATTTAAATGGAGAATTTAAATATGATAATTTATATGATCTTGGTTATACTTATGTCGATGTTCAATATAATACATATAGGTGGGTTAGACCAACACCTAAAGCTGCTGCTAAAAAAGTGGTTGTTGGATATAAAATTTGTAGATTTGCTCAATTTCCAGAAGGCAGAGCTATTATGCCTTCTATTCTAGAAGAATTGTTAGGTGCAAGAAAAGCAACTAGAAAACTCATTCCACAACAAACTGATGAATTTATGAAAAATGTTTTAGATAAAAGACAATTGAGTATTAAAACAACTGCCAATTCTTTATATGGTCAAACAGGTGCTGAAACAAGTGCATTTTGTGAAAAAGATGTTGCTGCTGCTACTACTGCTACTGGAAGAAAATTATTATTTTATGGAAAAGCAATTATTGAACAATGTTATGATGATATAGTTTTAACAACTAGTGATGGAAATCAAGTTCAAGTTAAAGCTGAATGTGTTTATGGTGATACTGATAGTGTATTCTTTAAATTTAATCTTAGAGATGCAAAAACAGGTGAAAAAATTGTAAAACGACAGGCTTTAATTTATACTATTGAATTGGCGAAACAAGCGGGTGAACTAGCTTCTAAATTTTTGAAAAGACCCCATGATTTAGAATATGAGAAAACATTTTGGCCTTGGGTTATTTTATCTAAGAAACGATATGTTGGTGTTTTATATGAAGAAGATCCAGATAAAGGAAAAATAAAATATATGGGAATAGTTTTAAAACGGCGTGATAATGCTGATATAGTAAAAGATATATATGGTGGAGTTGTAGCGATTTTAATGAAAGAAATGAGTATTGCTAAATCTATTAAATTTGTTGATGAATGTTTAGAAAATATGTTACAAGAAAAATATCCAATTGAGAAATTATTAATTACAAAATCATTAAGAGGATATTATAAAAATCCCAAACAAATTGCTCATAAAGTTTTGGCAGAAAGAATAGGTTTACGAGAATCTGGTAATAAACCTACTGCAGGTGATAGAATGTATTATGGATACATTAAAAATTTAGATAAAAAGGCTCTGCAGGGAGATAAAATAGAAACACCAGAATTTATAAAAGCAAATAATTTACCAATCGATTATGGACATTATATTACAAATCAAATAATGAAACCTCTTTTACAATTATTTGCTTTGGAATTAGAAAATATTAGTGAATTTAAAAAGAAGAGAGGTATTACATTACAATCATGGTATAGTGAAGTAGAAAAATTAAAAGCTAAATGGCCTGATTGTGAAAAATTTGAAAAAAAATATGAAGAGCTGCGTTGTAAAGAAGTAAAGTCTTTAATTTTTGATAAATACTTGAAAGATTTAAAATAATTATCATTTTTAAAATAAAGAAAAATGGTAATATTTTTTTATCCTACTTATTGAGGATTATTCGCCTGTTACGGCTAGTTGTCACTAGTTGAGGTGGTTGCGGTTGTGTGGTAATTATTATCATTTACATGTTTATCTAATGCATTTGAAACAGAGTCAAATACATGATTATGATTAGGTATACCTGTATGATTTTTTTCATGTTTATCTATATCTGGTTCTAATCTTTTAATCATATTTTGTTTTAATTTTTCAATCATTTCATCTTCTGAATCTTGAACTTTTTCATCTAATTGAACACCATCCAATCCTTCAAAAAGAGGATTGAATGATTTATTTTGTAATAAATTAAAAACAAAAAACACAATAATAGCAACTAAAATAATGGGAACAATATTTTTTAGTGAACAAAAATATCCTAAATTTAATTTAGAGTTTCGTTTTGCCATATGTTTATACTTTATAGAAATATAAAATATTTCTATAAAGTATATTAATAAATAATTATGAATATAACAAAAAAAACAATAAAGAAATATTCTAAAAAGTTTAATAAAAAAAAAACAAATAAAGTTTTTAAAAATGTTAATAATAAAATAGATTTTAAAAAATTATTAGTAAAATCAAATTATGCTTTACAAACAAAAAAAAAATTTAATAAAATGATAGATATATCATCTAAAATAACTGATCAAAAATCAAGTGGTAGATGTTGGATATTTGCATTTTTAAATTTAATAAGACTTAAAATGATAAAAAAATACAGCTTAGAACCAGATTTTGAATTTAGTCAAAATTATTTATTTTTTTATGATAAATTAGAGCAAAGCAATATTTTTTTAAATTACGTGATAAATAATTTAGATAAAGATATGTCAAGTAATAAGAAAAATCAAGATTTAAAAATGATATATAATTTTGATAATTTATTAAATGATGGGGGTACTTGGAATAGTTTTCGGTTTTTAATTGAAAAATATGGTATTATTCCTAAAGAATCAATGAATGATACGCATCATAGTGAAAATAGTCGTCAATTAAATAAATTTTTGAATAATTATTTAAGAAAAGAAGCTTATTTTTTATTTAAAATGAGAGAAAAAGTGAAAAAATCGCCACAAAAATTTATTGAAAAAATTTTATATAATTGTTATAAAATTTTAGTGTTATTTTTAGGTGAACCACCAAAAAAAATAGACTGGTCATATTATCACAACACAAACAATAAAAATAAACCAAAAAATAAAACAAAAAATAAAACAAAAAATAAACCAAGTAAACAATTAAAAACCATTAAAATGATAACACCTCAAGATTTTTATAAAAAATATGTACCTTACAATTTTAATGACAAAATTTGTTTAATAAATTATCCATGTGAAACGACTCCTTACTATAAAATGTATAATATAGAAGATAACTTAGAAGATAAAATGAATTCAAATACAAATTTTATAAATGTACCTTCAAATATTATGAAAAAAGCAGTTGAATCTTCTATTGATAATAATGAAGCAGTATGGACAGGATTAGATATTGGTAAATTTAGATCAAAAAATTTTGGATTTTTAGATCAAAATGGGTTTAATTATAAAGATATTTTTGGTTTTAATAATTATTTAAAAAAATGTGATGCATTAACATTTAGACAAAGTGCACCAACACATGCTGTTATTATTCGAGGATATAATCAAGATGATATGCGTGCAAAATATATGGTTGAAAATTCATGGGGGGAAGAAAAAGAAGATAGATTTAAAGGGCATTTTACAATGAGTGAGAAATGGTTTGATGATTATGTTTATATTGTTGTTGTTGATAAAAAAGTAGTTAGTAAAAAAGTATTAGATTGTTTAAAAACAAAACCAATTGTTTTACCTTACTGGAGTCCTTTTGGAAATTTATTACAAAGTTAAATAATTTAAAAAAATATTATAACATTATAACATTATAACAATATAAGAATATAACAATATAATAATAAATTATGACAGATTTAGCTATTGATCTTTTAAATTTAAATATAAATCCAGATGACGAATGTATGATTTGTAAAGAAAGTTTAAATGATTATCCTTGTTATTGTTTACCCGAATGTAATCATAAATATCATACACATTGTTTGATTAGTTGGTTTAGAAATGGTGATAGTAGATGTCCTTATTGTGGAAATAAAGGTATAAATAATAAACCAGAAAATAAAATATCCACGCGTAGAAGGAGGATTAGACCTAGAGCAATATTAACTAATAATGATAATCAATATATATTAGATTTAAAAAAATTTATAAATTTAAAAAAAAATAAAGATAATCCACAAGCTATAAAAATTTTGAAACAGTTAGATGATATAAAAAAACTAGAAATAAAATTTAATAATTTAAAAAAAGAATTTCAAGAATATAAAAAAAATTTAAAAACAGAACCAGTGAATTATAAAACTGCTCAAAAAACATTGAGAAAATATAAAACAGATATATATAACTTAAAATTTAAAATTAGAGATAAACAATTAACTTTAATTGATAATAGTTATATTATTCCTTTAATTGTACCAATTCCAATTGATATTAATTAAAAATAAAAAATTTAAAATTATAATAAAAATACATTAAATTTATTTAAATTTAATCTATTTTTTATCTATTTTTATCTATTTTTATTTATTATAAAATATTAAATGTTTGCAAATTATGATTATACAAATTTTCCAATTGTAAAAGTAGATATTAGTGGAGTTATAACAAGTGACAAAGATTTTACAGATTTTACGAAACAATGGTTAGATTTATATGATAATGGATTAAATTTTGAATTTATTTTTGATACAAAAAATGCAGGATTTGTTAATATAAAATATTGTATTTATATGGCATTTTTTATTAAATTATTAAAAAAACGAAAAAAACAGTCGTTAACAAAAAGTACAATTTTTGTTTATAACAATTATATATTTAAATTATTTAAATTTATTTTTTATATGGAACCACCAGTTGCACCTGTTTATTTATATAATATTTCAAATAATGAAGAAAAATTAGAAATAATCGATAATCGATAATCAATAATCAATAATCGATAATCAATAATAAATAATAAAAAATTATCTAATTATTGAAAAAATAAAAGAATTATTCGAAGTGTCTTCCATATTATTATTATTGATAATATTATATGCAATATTATTTGCTAAAAAATGTCTGAATTGATTTCTTGTTAGAAACATCGTTTCATCATTACTATTTGTATATTTTACAATATTAGTTCCAGTTAAAATATTATCTCTGCAAATAGGACAAGTTTGATGTTGATTTAACCAATTTACTAATGGATCATATTTAAAAATATGTTTGCAATGGTTTAAACAGGCTACATGGTCATCTTGATTGAATGTATCATGTGTTATAGCGCATGAATCATTTAATGGATTTTCAATATCAGAATATTTTTTAATGGTTATATTATTATTTAAGATTTCAGATAAATTTTGATTAGATAATTGTCTATAATTATTAATATTAGTAATAATTTGATTTTCATTTATTTGATTTACATAATTTTCTTGATCTTGATTTTGATTTTCTTGATTATTATATTGATAGTTTTGATAATTATATTCTATTTGATTATAATCATAATCATTATTATTATTATTATCTTGTTCAAGATTATTATATTCATGATTATGATTATGATTATGACTATGATTATGAAGATAATTTGTTATATAATAATCTAAATTTCTTTGCATAATTCGTAAATTTGTATTTGAACTACGAATAAAATCAATACCAGAATTAACAGTATTCATATATTGGTTTAAAAAATTTATGTAATTATTGATAATATTATAATTGTCTTGTTGATTATTATAAGTGATATTATTATTATTATTATTATTATATGGAATATTATTATACTGATTATTATAATCCATTAATATTATTATTTTAATATTAAATAGATAGCTTTAATATTTATTATTAAAAATAATAATGACTTTATGTTTAGATAAATATAAAAATAATGGTTTAACTGGTTTAGCTAATTTAGGTAATACTTGTTATATTAATTCATGTATGCAGATATTATCACATTGTTATCTTTTAAATAATATATTAGATAGTCGAGAAAATCAATTAAATAATAATATTGATAGTGTTTTAGTAAAAGAGTGGATAGATTTAAAAAATTTAATGTGGAGTAAAAATTGTACTATTGCTCCAAAAAGATTTATAAATATAGTACAAAATATTTCTAGAAAAAAAAATAAAGATTTATTTACAGGATATGCTCAAAATGATTTGCCAGAATTTTTAATATTTATATTTGAATGTTTTCATAATAGTTTACAAAAAAATGTAAATATGGGTATACAAGGTGAATGTTTAAATACTAAGGACATAATGGCTAAAAAATGTTATGAAATGTTTATTTCAATGTATAAAGATGATTTTTCTGATATAATAAAAAATTTTTATGGTATAAGTGTAAGTTTAATTTTATCTAAAAATAATAAAAAACGATTAAGTATAACACCAGAACCTTTTTGTTTATTGAATTTACCAATTCCTGAAAAAAAAGAATGTGATATATTTGATTGTTTAGATTTATATACAAAACAAGAATATTTAGAAAATGAAAATGCATGGTTTAATGAAAAAACTAATAAAAAAGAAGATGTTTTTAAATGTATAAATTTTTGGAGTTTACCTGATATTTTAATTGTAGATTTTAAAAGATTTGATAATAACAATAAAAAAATAAATTGTATTATAAATACACCATTAAATAAAGTAGATTTATCTCAATATATAGTTGGTTATGATAAAAATCAATATATTTACGAACTTTTTGGCGTTTGTAATCATTCAGGTGGATGCTTAGGTGGACATTATACTGCAAATATAAAAAATGCAAATAATAAATGGTATAATTTCAATGATACTATCATAACAGAAATAGATAAAAAAAATATTATTACTAATAATGGGTATTGTTATTTTTATAAAAGATCTAATATTTAAATAAAATTTAACATAATATTATATTTCTTTATATATAATATTATGACAGTTTTTAATAATATAAGTAATAGTTTTTATAGTAGTTTAAATAATATTGGCACAAATCCTTTAGTTTTAGTTGTCTTGATTATTGTTATTATAATATATTATGTTTTATTTTCATTTTTAGGAGTAAATAGAGATGATGATGATGATGGTATTTTTGGTAGTGGAGGTTATGTAATAATTGAAGGGCTGTTGTGGGGGATATTCATTATTTTAATTTTTGTAAATGGTTTGGCATACTTTTTTAATATAAATTTAGTTACAGAATTTCAAAATATCTTTTCACAAAAACCAGAAATTAATATTTCAACAACTAATGATTTTAAATCACAAATAGATTCATCATCATTATCATCATCATTATCATCATCATTAAATGAAGTTTTCCATATACCAGGTAGAACTTTTACTTATCATGATTCAAAAGCTGTTTGTAAAGCATTTGATAGTGAAATAGCTGATTATAATCAATTAGCAAATGCTCAGAAAAAAGGAGCCAGTTGGTGTAGTTACGGTTGGACAAAAGATCAGTTAGGATTATATCCTACAAGTCAAAGTGATTTTGATAAATTAAAAAAAATAGAGGGACATGAATATGATTGTGGTCTACCAGGTATAAATGGTGGTTATGTTGCAAATCCATATACAAGATTAGGTGTTAATTGTTATGGTGTTAAGCC